CCCCCACCGCCCCAGCCGACAGCGCGGCATTCGCGCTCGGCTACATCCGGGACATGGACGGGCACGTCCGGTTCAAACGTGCCGCTCCAGCCGTAGATCGTGTTGACAACGACGTTGCCAGGGTGCGAGAGCCAGGCCATCATACACCCCCGAGGTTGTAGTCCGCACGGTCACGGACTGCAAATTGCAGACTGACAATGATCTGACCAGCGGTGATCTTCGTCGCGGTCAGGGCGAACTGCACCGGGGTGTCCTCGAAGAACACACCGCTGCCAGCGATCGGCCGGTTGCCGGCGGACTTGATGTCGTCGCCGTTGAAGATGGCTGTGTTGGTCTTCGGCTCAGACAGCTTGAGCGTGACCTTGGCAGCCGAGTCGGTGATGGCCGTGGTCGTGACCACGCCGCCACCCAGGATGCGGGCGCCGCGCGGCAGCTTGACCAGGGGGATACCGGTGGCGGGCGTGCCTTCAGCGATGGGCTTCTGGACGCCGGTGGTGGGGTCGGTGTAGGTGTCTTTCGTCAGATCGATGGGGATCTCGACGGTCAGCACCTCTTGTGCGGTACGCACGGAAGCGATGTTCGCCATGAGTACTCTCTCGAGTGGGTCAGCCCCGGGTAGGAGCTGCGGTTGAGAAGCCAGCCGAATCGAGGCGTAATTGCCGAAAGAGGTGCGGCTGGGGATGCTGGATGTTACCACGTAGGGCGAATAGGGCGCCAACCCGTAGGTCACGACAGAGCCGAAAGTGTTCGCGGAATCAATGCCTTGCACGCCGAGGGTGCGGGGCCCGGCCTTGCCTTGTGTGAGTTTGAGGCGCCCGATCTCCAGCCGCGAGGCGATGCCGAGCGGGGAGATCGTCTTCGGAATAGGACGACGACCAGTGACGGCGAGGTCGCCGACCATGACGGCTGAGGGGATGCTGCTGACGCCGATGACGACTCCGCTCGAAGAGACCACCGGGGGACCGACCTCGAAGGTCGGCGCGAGGCCGGCAGGAGCGATAGTCACAGCGCCGGCACTCAGCCGTGCAGTTCCGAAGATTGGATCGTTTGCAGCACCGGTGGGAGCCACAACCGCGCCGCCGGTGGTCAGGAGGGGCGCACCCAGAGTGGCGCCGTCAAAGCCTGACACGCCGATGGTAGCACTGCCGGCGCTCAGCCGGTTGTAGCCGAAGCCCACGGTTGACGCGAGCCCGACAGGGCTGATGGTCACGCTGCCGGCGCCCAGCCGGGGTGAACCCACAGCGCTGTCCGGGGTGCGCCCGCCGGGGCGCACAGTCACCGCGCCAGCCTTCAGCTGGGCGGTGCCGAAGTCCGCGGCTGAGGCGCGGCTATCGGGGTGGATCGTCTGTGCCTGCGCCTGCGGCAGGGGTTCGGTCTGCAGCAGCTCGACGACATATCCGCCTTCAGGCGCCCAGCGGAGGTCACGCGGGTTGTCGACCGTCATGAAGAGCTGCACCGTGCGGGTGTGCCCGGCGCGCCATGACGGCATCAGGATCGTCTCTTCCGCCTGGGTGAACGTGGCTGTGCCAATCTCGGTCAGGCGGGAGTCTTCTGCGCGCACCACGTTGTTGAGGTACTCCCCAACGTAGAAGCGCAAGGTAATCGGGGTGGTGCTGACGCGCGGGGGCGTCCGGATGCGGATGTGCTCGTTGGTCTGGAGGAAGCCCCCAGCCACGTAGCCGATGCGCACAGCGAAGCCGCCCATCTCCAGCAGCTGCCAGAGAGGGGCGGCGGGGGGGTCTTGGGAGCCAGACCACGGCTCCCCTAGCTTGATCGCGTTTGGTACGGGCGACATGCGCGGGGCACCCCCTCACCTCGTTGGATTCAAGATGAGGGGTAGTCTATCACTGGGCCGTGTACACCGAGATCACACCGAAGTCCTGCTTGGTGTTGTTGCTGTACATCGAGTTGAACTGCGGCTTCAGGAAGCCCAGGATCTTGTCCGTGGCGATGCCGATCTGGTTGTCGTAGTCGAACTCTTTCTCGGTCCAGCCCGGGTTGCCCAGGTCAGCCATGGCCAGCGCTTGGGAACCGCAGAACAGGATCTGGCAGCCGTCCACGTTGCCGGCAGCGCCCCACTTCTGACCAGCAGCAGCGCCAGAAGTGTTGTAGACGTTGCGGTACTCGTGGAAGACGATGCCGTCGATCATCACGGCCGAGCCGGTGAACAGCGGGTTGCTGCCGCTGCGGACCTGAGCGTTGCGGACGTTCTGCATGAACAGCGGGTCCAGCTTCAGGCGCATCATGGCCTGCGGGGTCAGGAACGCATGGTACGTCTCCTCACCGCCGTTGCCCTTCAGACCGCGCATGTATTGGTCCTTGGCATAGGCCTTCAGCTGCACGAACAGGTCCCACGTCGGGGTGTCAGCAGCCATCACCTGGGACGACGTGCCACCCACGACCAGCCGCTTGTTGGCGGCGTCGTAGCGGGCACGGCGAGCGTCAGTCGGAGCGGCCACGTCAGCGGCGAACTCCAGCTGGGGCAGATCCGAACGACCGCGCGGGGCGCCGTTGTTCTTCATGTTGTAGGACACGCCGGACATGGTCAGGAAGGCCATCTGGTCCATGCGCTCGGCCAGCCAGTAAGCCAGCTGATCGCGGGCGTTGCTGCGGAAGTTGACGATGGACTTCTGGTCAGCCATGCGGCCTTCCAGGCGGACAGCGTGACGCAGCTGGTCGATGCGGATCACCTGGTCGAAGGAGCGCATGGCTTCTTCGTTGCCTTCCAGGTTGCGGTCGCCAGCGACGCCGTCACCTTCCAGGTCGGTGAGCAGGGTGATGACAGCCCGCGCGCCCTTCTCGGACTTCTTCAGCTCGTCGATCTTCTGGATCATGGAGTTGGAGCCCGTGCCCAGGAACTTGCCGATGAACGACACGTTCCGCGCGGTCTTCCACATGTCCATCGACCAGATGGTTTTTTGCTCGTCGGTCAGCAGACCAAAGTTGGTAAGAGCCATTTGTGGCCTCTCTCAGGGAAGTTGAACAATCACCGGGAACGCCCCGGTCGGCGGACAGGTGGCTCTATCGCTGCCACGAAGCGAATAGGCGAAGCCTATCAAAGACTTACAGGTGGGGCAAGAAGAAGTCACGACGACAACTCTTGCTCCAGCCGGGATTTGTCAAGCACCGGGGGCCGGTAGACCTCGACGATCTTGGTGGGGGCGGGGTCGACCAGCTCGGCCGAGAGCACGACCTCGCGCACCCGACCCCATGTCTCGGGCCCGGCCACGTTGATGCCGGACTCCACCAGGCCTTTCAGCCACATGATCGCCAGATTAGCGTCCACCGATCGCCCCCATCAGGAGCCCATCCAGGCCGGGGGAGAGCACGCGCTGGGTCGGCGGCTTCTCCCGGGCAGGCTCGTCGGGCCGGAACTCGTTGTTGAAGAGCTTGTACCGTTGCCCATTCACGTCGAGGCAGATGCGACCCGTCTCGTCACGCAGGAGCCGGCTCTCGACCGGCTTACCTGCGGCGAGCAGGTCACTGAGGAGTGACCCGAACTCTTGCATCAGAAGTCATCCCCGCGCAGACGCGCAATCGTGGCCTCGTCGAGGCGGTCGAACTGGGCCTGGGTCAGCTTGCCAGGGTTGCCATCCCGCAGCCCACCTTGATCCGATGGCTTGCCGACGGCGGCGGCGGCCGGGGGCTGACGCTTGTCAGCGTCGGCGGCACGGGTGCGAGCCTCGACGGCCCGGGCCGGGGCCGTAGGCTTCTCCACCACCGCTCCGACCACGTACTTGACGGCCTGGGCGAGCGCCTGGGAGCGGGTCCGACCCTTGGCGACCAGCGCCTCCATCAGGTCGGCCACCTCGTTGGCCTTGGCGGCGTCGAATTCCGGCGCGTCAGGGTTCAGGACGGGGTGCTTGCGCTCCACTTCGTCCAGCGCCCGCTCGTAGGAGAGGGTGTCCAGGGTCTGCTTGCGCACGGCCTGGGTCTTGACGGCCACGGAGGCGTCGTTGAACTGGTCGCGCAGGGCATCCAGCTCTCGGCGGACCTTGCGAGCCTCCTCCTTCATGCCCTCCATGATCAGGTCTTCGTACTTGTCCGACAGCTCTTCGATCTTGGAGCGCATGGCACCCAGGTCGGCGCCGTACTGGCGCTCCTGCTGGGCACCCTGGAGGCGCTCAATCTCGGCCTGGAGGGCCTTTTCCCGCTCCCGGGCCTTCGTCATGGCCTCGTCGAAGCGAGCTTTCGGGATCCGGATGCGCTTTTTGGCCTCGGCGGCGGCCTCTTCGGCCTCCCGCTGGGCCTTTTCCTCGGCGGTTTCCTCGCCTTCCTTGTCAAGGTCGGCCTCAGCCTCGCTCAGGCTGTCCTTGACTGGCGCCTTTTCGGGCTCGAAATGGTCCCCGCGGTCCTGTTCAGTACTCGGTACTGGGTTCTCGGATTGCACTGCCTGCTCTTGATCGCTCATTTGGATTGCTCCTTGTCAGACCGGGGTTGGGCCGGGGCGGCCGGCTTGCCGGAGGGGGACTGGGCGTTGTCCCGGGGTTGCGCCCGTTGATGCACTGCGGCGATTCTATCCGATTTGGCTTTCTCTATGGCCTGGTGCTGGGCGATAGCCTGCTGGTTGCGACTCTCCTCAGCCTTGAGCTGGCTGTTCATGGCCAGTTCCTCGCGCTTGAGGGCCATCTCCTGGGCCATCTTCTCGCGCTGGAGGGCGATCTCCATCTCCAGCTGCTTGAACTTCAGCTCCATCTCGGCCTGCAGCTTCTGCAGCTCGACCATGGTGGTGTCCTGCTCGGCGGGTTCACCCATGGCTTCGGTCTGGGCCAGCACCTGCTCGCGCTGGGCGCGGGCCTGGGACAGCTGGCTGTCAGCCTGAGCCTTGGCCACGTCGGCTTCCTTCTGGGCCACCTCAGCTTCCTGCATCCGCTGCTGCAGCTCGGCCTGCTTCTGGGCCTCGGGGCTGTTCGGGTCGCCTTCCATCTCGGTGATGATGTCGGACTTGTCACGCAGGCGGGAGGCCTGGATGATGAACTTGTCCGGGATCTGAATGCCCACCTCGGTGCGCAGGCGCACGGCTTGGTCGAACTGACTGTCCTCGAAGGTGTCGCGCTCGGGCTCGTTGGTGACGACGATGGCGTACTCGCCCAGGGTCAGGTCGTTCAGGATCGTGCCCTCGGGCGTGACCTGGTTGACGACCATCTCCTCGGTGGTGCCCAGCATCTTGTCGGCCGTGATGCGAACGAGACGCTCTTCGGTGTAGTACTCCTGGACCAGGGCCAGCACGGCGCGGGCCAGCAGGTGGTCCGTCCGGTTCATGTTGTCCATGACCTTGGCCATGTTGGCCTGGCCGGACTTCTGGTTGGCCACGACCGACTTGGCGGCCACGTCCTCCCGGGCGAAGCCCTGCATGTAGTCAGACACGCCGGAGATGGCCTTGATGTGCTCCTCGGCCTTGTAGCTGATGCGGTCCAGGCCGGACGGCGTCTGGTTCGGCTGGATCTTGGTGACGTTGTTGACATCGTCCACCTCCAGCACCAGGCCCGTCTGGGCGCCGCGCTGCTCCAGCTCGGCCACCGACATGTTGACCAGACTGTTGCGGCGCACCAGCCAGCCGCTGTTGGCCGACGTGTTGACCACGTGCAGCTCCTGCGAGCTGACCTTGTTCAGCAGCTCCTGGGGCCCGAGCAGGTTCTCGACGATACCCACGGTCTGGCCGCGGCGGAAGTACGGGAAGTACGGCACCACCGTGAAGTGCCGGTACGGCGACCAATCGTCATGAAGCAGCACGTTACCGGCGATGACGGTCCAGCGGATGCGCTGCACCAGCTTCCTGGTCGTGGCGATGTTCGGGTTGCGGGTCAGGTAGTCCTGGATCTTGACCTCGTCCCAGTCGTTGGGGACCAGCCGGCTGTCGCCGTTGGTCAGGTCAACGAAGTGGGTGGCCTTGTGGAGCGTCCGGTACTGGCGCTCGATCACCCGGATGTTGCGACGGATGCGCTCCTGCTCCTCGCCCAGCCCGGTGTGGCCCACGACCGACGGTCCGCCGAAGCGGTCCCGGTTGAAGTCGGCGGCGTCGTAGTCCCAGTCGTTGGCCGCGCCCGTCTGGATGCGCAGCAGCTCGGCGTTGGACTTGCCGTAGAGCATCTCGATCTGGTCGATGGTCATCCACGACGTGGTGATCACGTCCTGCCAGTCGTCCGGGTCGTAGGAGTCGGCGTCGCTGTCGATCAGGACGTTCTTCGGGTTGAGCTGGGTGATCCGCACCTCGCCCCGCAGGTTGTCGCTGAAGTCCAGGCGCACGTCGAAGAACCCGCGGCTCTGAATCACGCCGTCGCAGAACACGTCGGAGCGGACCCAGGGCAGCTGGTTGTTGTCGCTGATCTGCTTGAACACCTTGGTCAGGGCATCCGCCACCTCGGAGGTGGCCCCGGAGTTGCGCGGGCGGAACGCGATGTCGGTGCGGTTGAAGATCTGCTCGCCCAGCACGTTGGCGATGGTCGAGATGATCTTGTTGATGGTCAGGGCGGGGCGCCGGGCCTGGTTCAGCGCGGCCAGGTCGGCGGAGTCCCACTGGAGGCCCTGGAAGAACTTGTCGCAGCGGTCGGCCTTCTGGATGAACTTCAGGTGGCCATGGTCCCGCAGGTACACGTACCGGTTCCAGACCTCGGAGGTCTTCTCTGTATTGACAGGCATTTCAGGCACTCATGTGGGTTCCAGAGAACGACGGGAGCAGTCGGTCCCGCCAGCTCGGAGGTTTGGGAGGCTCTATTATACGAGGAGGTTCCATAGCCAAAGCCAAATGGGTGGCCCAGGCCATCGAGTCGACCACGTCGTCGTGGACGCCGGCGGGGAAGCGCAGCAGCTCCTGCTCCACCTGGGGGAACCACGTGGCGTTCTTGGGGAACCACAGCTTGCCCTGCTGCATGCGGCCCTGGAGCGGCCGGGCCCGGACCATCTTGTCGGTCAGCGGCTTCATGACCTCGATGGGCAGGAACATCCGACGCTCGCGCATCCGGCGGTCGAGGAACGGCTTGAGGGTCAGCCAGATCTGGCCGTTCTCCACGCCGAGAGTGTACCCGACGGTCGGGTCCACCCCGAAGCGCCCCGCCACGTTGAGCATGGCCTCGACGATCTCGAGCGCGTCGCCCTTCATGCGATGCACGTCCAGCACGAACAAGTCGTCGTCGGGCGTCAACGCCATGGTGGTTCCGACCGTCCAGTCGTTGACCTGCTTCGTCCCGATGGCGAAGTCCCAGGCCGTGAAGATGCGAACGTTGTCCAGCGCAGGCTGATCCGCGAACCGGAAGAACTCCTTCCGGAAGTACAGACCCTCGTCCGGCACCGGGTTCTGCTGGTACAGCGCCGACCAGATCCGCGGCTGCATGTTGGCCCGAACGCGCTTGAGCGCCTCGGTCGAGTACCGGGCCTCGTGCAGACAGAAGTCGATCGGCCGCAGGAGCGTCAGCCCGGCATTGTCCGGCTGGCTCAGGTCGAGCGGCGTCGGCGACCGGATGATCGGCCCGGGCACGTCCGGGTTGGAGTCGTCGCGGTACTCCCACTGCTCGGAGATCGCCGGGTACTTCACGATCTCGAACTGGTCGAACTCCGCCCCCTTCCTCATGGCCTGCTGCAGGCGCCCCGCCAGGTCGTCGTCCGACCAGCAGGTCTGGATGACCAGCACGCCGCCGCCGGGGGCCAGACGGGTGTAGGCCGTGGACTGGTACCAGTCCCACAGCTTGTCGCGCACCAGCGCCGAGTCTGCCTCCTCCTGGTTCTTGATCGGGTCGTCGATGATCAGCAGGTGGGCACCCTTACCCGTGATACCCCCGCCCACACCGGCCGCCGTGAAGCCGCCGCCGCTCGTGGTCAGCCAGGCCTCGGCCGACTGCGACTGGGGGTCCAGGGCCGTGCCCGGGAAGACCCCGGCGTACACCGGGTCCTGGATCAGCCCGCGCACCTTCCTCGAGAAGCCCGTCGGCAGCTCGAGGTTGTACCCCACGTTGATGATCTCGTGGTTGGGGGCATGCCCGAGGTGCCACGCCGGGCAGCGGATGGGCGCCAGAATTATGGACGGCCTCCCCTTTGCCGGTATCGGTATTTTGGCAGCCATTTTAGTAGGCTTCATGGGCGGAAGTGGTGGTAAGGCAGCGATGGTTGTATTTACTATTGCCCTTGTGGCAGCTATTGGCTTGCTGATTTACAACTTAGTTATCATGGTGCGCGATGGCCAAAGTATCGGCAAAAAAATCGTAGGTATCCGCGTGATTACTGAGGATGGCGACAATCCTGGTTTCGTTAAATATGTGCTTGTACGTGAATTTGGCTATAACTTTATTTTCACCCTGATTAGCGTATTCAGCGAAGACTTGGGTAACCTGCTAGCTATCGTTGCTGGTATCGCCTGTGTCGTGATGCTGTTTATGGAAAACCGCAACCGCCAAACTTTGCAGGATTTGCTGGCGAAGACATTGGTCATCAAAAACTAAGTCGCCCGTTATTCATGCGTAAGGCTACCTGAAATCATTAAGCTTCAATGCAGTGAAAAACTTGACACAATACACCCGATGTGAAAGCCAGCCATACAGGCTTCTCCATCATCTTGCTTCATCCTACTGCCTGCTTTCAGGCAGCCAATTATTAATCCTGATCCGTTCACGTACATCATGACTCACACCTCTCCCCCCGTCTGGCGGCAAAAAAACGGGGCCGCTG